TGACTTGTCTGATTCATTATCTAGTGCCTACCAAGGTGATGTATCGATTGGTGACATCATTGCTAAAACTGAAAAATCCTTACTCAATATCAGTAATCAAAATGCAGGTACTGGATTTCGTAATGTGGCCGATATCATAGACACACATATGCAAATAGTTGAGACTCGATCGCAGACAGATGGATTTGTGACAGGTATTTCTACAGGTTTCATAGGATTAGATAAGATTACAACAGGTCTTCATGAGGATAACCTTATTATTCTTGCTGCACGTCCTGCTATGGGTAAGACTGCATTAGCGTTGAATATAGCAAAGCATGTAGCTGTGAAAGAAAATAAACCAACTGTTATTTTTTCACTCGAAATGGGAGCAGAAGACTTAATTGAACGGATGGTGGCATCAGAGGGGATGGTTCCAACTTATCATTTAAAAACAGGGAATTTAAGTACAGACGAATGGAGAAGGCTTGTTCATGCTCAAAGCAATCTCTATGATGCTCCTATCTTCGTAGATGATACAGCAGGTATTCGTATTTCAGAAATTCGTTCAAAAGCTCGAAAACTTGCCCAAGAAATGGGTGGGATTGGTGTTATTATCATTGACTACTTGCAGTTAATTACTGGATCAAAAGGAGAAAATCGTCAGCAGATAGTTTCTGAAATATCGAGGGAATTGAAGATACTTGCAAAAGATTTAAAAGTACCAGTCATAGCTTTATCTCAATTAAGTCGTGCAGTTGAACAGAGACAAGACAAACGGCCGATGCTGGCAGATTTGCGAGAGTCTGGCTCGATTGAGCAAGATGCTGATATCGTAGCATTCTTGTATCGTGAGGCCTACTATCAGAAGGAACAGGCAGACAGTCAAGAAGCGAATAACGTAACCGAGCTGATCCTGGAAAAGAATCGGCATGGCAGTTTAGGCACAGTGAAGTTGTATTTTCACAAAGAGTACACAAAATTTTCAAGTGTGGAGGATATATAACAATGATTAAGAAAAGCGAAGTCACTGGCTTCTTATCGTTTTTCAAATTTCCAAAGCCATTTATCTATGATGAGAAATATAAGACATTGAGCAATAACGCTAAAATGCTCTATATGCTTCTGTTTGATAGGTTAGAACTATCTTTAAAAAATGGCTGGCATGATAAAGAAGGGAACGTCTTCCAGTATTACACAAATGAACAGTTAATGATTGACTTAAATTGCAATAGCAACAAGACGATTATCAAAATCAAAAAGGAATTGAAAGATGCTGGTCTAATGAAGGAAGTCAGACAAGGGATGAACTTACCAAACCGCATTTATCTTGATGTTCTTAACGGAAGTGTAGAAAGTACATTTCAGGAAGTGCAAAAAGTACACCTTGGAAGTGTAGAAAATACACTTTCGGAAGTGCAAAAAGTACACACAATCAAGACTGAGAATACTAAGACTGAGAATAACAATAATAAATTGTTGATTTGTAAAGAAGTTATTTCTTATCTTAATTTGAAAGCTAAGAAGAATTTTAAGGTTGACACTGCTAGTCATCAAAAATTTATCAAAGCAAGACTGCAAGAAGGCTATGTACTTGAAGATTTTAAAAAGGTTGTGGACATCATGGTCGCTAAGTGGCAAGGTACAGAGTATGAACAGTATCTTCAACCACAAACGCTCTTCGGCAATAAGATGGATAATTATCTGAATCAACCTATGCCACGAAAAGTTCACTCTTTTCAATCAGCAGTTGATGAAAGGCTAGGATTTTAAATGAAACAGTTTAAACAATTTAGAACTAGAACAGTTCTTGATGATGTATGTGAAATCCATGGATGCCATCTTTGGTCTGTTAAGATTCCTATCAAGGGCAATGTTGAGGAAATCAGTCAATGTCCTGAATGCGAGAAAGAGAACATTCGTCTCTTTGAAAAGCAGTTGAATATGGAATCCGAAGTAAAGAGTAAGTTATCGGATACTTACGAGGTCTTTGCTCGTGACAGCATCGTTTCAAGTAAGCTTGCCAGCAAGTCACTACATGACTATGAGATTCAGGTTGATATTGATGAAAAGGCTATGAATTTTGTGAAGCGATTGGAACGTGAATATGCCAAAGGAAGAACAGGAAACGCAATTATTACTGGCCCTTCAGGAGTTGGTAAGAGCCATCTAACCTATGGATTTGCTCGTTTTATCAATGAGCAATTCAAGTCCTATGATGAACCTAAAAGCGTGCTCTTTGTGTCAGTCGTTACTTTATTTGATAAGATTCGTAAAAGCTTTGAGTTTGACAATGGCTATTCAGAAGCGAAGATGGTCAAGCTATTGTCTGAGGTTGATTTTCTTTTCTTGGACGATCTTGGGAAAGAGAGTCGAAAGTCCGACACGAAGCGGAATGAATGGGCGCATCAGATATTGTTCAAGATCCTGGATAATCGGACGAATACGATTATCAACACGAATCTGTCTAGTGAAGAGATTAAGGAGCTTTACTCGGATGATTTTGGGAATGGTGCTTTATCAAGTCGTATCTTTGAGGGAGCAACTGGCAGATGCTTTGTGTATCCGTCTGGGATGAAGGATAGGAGGTATTGATGTTAAATCTCTACTTCGTATATAACGGGCACTGTCAATTTTTTCTTGGGACGTTTAATAACGTTGATGATCTCATTGAACGGATGGAAGACCATCAATGGGCATTCTCGGCTATCACTCACCCAAGATTTCAGAAGCACATCGGAAAGCGGACAACACGATTCGACTACGGTGCTAAGGACTGTTATTACTTAGCAACTTTTTCAGGAGGAGAAGAAAATGATTGAACTTATTAAAGAATTTGGAATGGCTATTCTGTGGCTATTTCTCGGCTACTTAGTCGGGGAACGTGCAGCAAGAAAGGAAAAGAAAGATGATCAATAATGTTGTTTTGGTAGGTCGCTTGACTCGTGACCCTGAGTTGCGATACACACCATCGAATGTTGCAGTTGCGACTTTCAGTTTGGCAGTGAATCGCAATTTTAAGAATCAGGCAGGTGATCGTGAAGCTGATTTTATCAGTTGCATCATGTGGCGCCAGCAGGCTGAAAATTTTGCAAACTGGTGTAAAAAAGGAAATCTTGTAGGAATTACTGGCCGTATTCAGACTCGTAGTTATGAAAATCAACAAGGGCAACGTGTCTATGTAACAGAAGTCGTAGCTGAAAGTTTTCAAACCCTTGAAAAGAAGGATAATTCTGCGAATCAGTCAAGCATGGAAAATCAGATGCCACCAAGTTTTGGAACAAGTGATCCGATGGATATCTCAGATGATGATTTTCCATTTTAGGTGATTTATATGAATGATGACTTAAAGAAGCAGCTAATTGAAGGCTATGAGCGAGAGATTGAGAAAGCAGAAGCACACATATCAGAATTAACTGAACCGTGTGTTAAATCACTTGCACATTCACGAGCAGAAGAATGTGGATATTGGAAGAAACGAGTGAAGGAATATAAAAGTAAAATCAAGGAGTTAAAGAATGGATAAGAAAGAATTGGTTGAGAAAATTGAAAGTTTACCAAGTCACACTAGTATTACTAGCTTTAGACCGTATGTTGATAAGAAAATTATTTTGGGGTTAATCAGTCAGTTAGACGAACCCGAAAAAGTCGCAATTCCTAAATTTGTGGCGGAGTGGTATGAGGAACACAAAGATAGTTTGGAGGTTAGTATTTTTGATTATGTATACAGAATTAATGAAAAAGAGGAATCTGTTTTTAAGAAATGGTTTGTTGATTCAACAACAAGACCATTCCAGATTTTAGTCAACATGCACCAATTCGGCTACACAGTCGAGGAAGAGAAGCGGTATATGATCAAATTAAAAGGGGTTCCAGATGGGGCAAAATTTCTTAAATACACTAAAGTTGCTCGAGAATGGTATTTCGGAATGAGAATACATTGTAACGATATAGAAGTTAGCCACACCCGCAAAGAACTAGAAGAAGCTGGTTTTGATTGGGTATTCGATTGTGAGGGGATTGAGATTGAGGAGGTGGAAGAATGATACCAAAATTTAGAGCGTGGATAAAAGAAGAAGAGTGTTTCGCAGACTACATTGAGACAATTCGATATTACGCAAAAGAAGTTGATTTGTGCTGGGGTGGAATTTGTGAAAGTGACTGCTTTGATTTTGAAGGTATTATCTTCACTCAATCAACAGGACTCAAAGACAAAAACGGTAAGGAAATCTTTGAGGGGGATATAGTTGATTACAAAGGCAGAGAAGCAGTTGTCAAATGGCACGGTTCTTACGCAAGTTTTATTTACAGATTTGTAGATGGACTGAAAGAAAGGGTTTCAGAATGGGACCCACTATTTCTAGCTTGTTATCACTTTGAAGTCATTGGCAACATCTACGAAAATCCAGAATTTTTGGAGGTAAAAGATGAGTGACTATATAAAAGGTATCGGAGCATTAATATTAACGTTATCAACGATTGCAGTATTTTTCCTTACTTTTTGCTGGCTTATTGAATTGTATTTTACATGGGTATTTTCATTTTTTCCAATCAAACCTTATTTAATACCAATTTTGTTAGCACATTCTTTCTTTTTTGGAGTGTTGGTCTTTCTTTTAGGGAGTTTGATTGAACTAATCGGAAAAAGGAAATCTAAAAGATAAAAAAACAGGAGGTCATAGGATGAAACGATTCTTAATCGGCTATTGCCTACTAACAACTTGCTTGCTATTCATGCAACAGAAACCCTTGCTAGTCTATCATGCTGATAGTAAATATCAGATAACTGGAAAGGTTACAGAAAAACGAAAAATCAGAAGTCTTTTCACTATCACGGTAAATGGGAATGTATTTGTGGTGAGTGAGCAGAAATACAATAATACAGAAATTGGAGATGAGGTTGAGATTTGAAATTTTTAGATTTATTTGCGGGAATTGGTGGTTTTCGTTTAGGGATGGAGTCCGCTGGCCATGAATGTATAGGATTTTGTGAAATAGACAAATACGCTAGAGCCAGTTATAAAGCAATCCACAACACAGAGGGAGAAATAGAATTACATGATATTACAACAGTCACAGACGAAGAAATCAGAAATATTGGACACGTTGACGTTATTTGCGGGGGCTTCCCGTGTCAATCTTTTAGCATTGCTGGATCAAGAAGAGGATTTGAAGACACTAGAGGAACTCTCTTCTTTGAAATTGCACGATTTGCCGATATTCTTAAACCCAAGTATCTTTTTCTTGAAAACGTTAAAGGACTCCTTAACCACGACAGAGGAAATACCTTTAAAACAATCCTCGGAGCGCTTGCTGGATTGGGGTATGATGTCGAATGGCAAGTGCTTAACAGCAAAAATTTCTCCGTCCCTCAAAATCGGGAGCGAGTGTTCATTATCGGACATCTTAGAGAAGGACGTACCAGAAGGGTTTTTCCTATCATCAGAGAAAATGCAAAATCTGATAATCAACAGTCAAAAATCGAAATAGTAGGGAATACTAAAAATCCGAATGGGACAAGTCAAGGGACAGGCAGTATTGTTTACGACTCAAACGGTTTAGTTGGTACGCTTTGCGCTAGAGATTACAAAGAGCCTAAACAAATCGCTATTCCCGTGCTGACACCTGACCGAGCGAATAAAAGACAAAACGGCAGACGATTCAAAACGGATGGCGAGCCTATGTTTACGTTGACGGCACAAGACAGACACGGAGTGGTCGTTGAAAATAAAGTCAAGCAAGTAGGTAATTTAATTGATACAGAAAGTTTCGGTGGAAATCCTCACAGAGGGAGAGTATACGACATAAGTGGTATTTCTCCTTGTCTTAATTGCGTGGGCGGTGGAGGTCTTGAACCTAAAATCAGAGTTAAAGAAGCAACCAAGCAAGGATATGCAGAAGCCGAAGTTGGTGATAGCGTGAATCTATCTCATCCAAACTCTAAAACAAGGCGAGGGAGAGTTGGAAAACAAATTGCCAATACTCTTTTGACAGGAGATAGTCAAGGAGTAGTTGAGCCTGACTTTAGAATCAGAAAGCTAACACCTCGTGAATGTTGGAGGTTACAAGGTTTTCCAGACTGGGCTTTTGATAAGGCGCAAGAGGTCAACTCAAACAGTCAATTATACAAGCAAGCAGGGAATAGCGTGACCGTAAACGTTATTGAAGTGATAGCGAGGAAACTATAATGGCAAAAGTGATTGAAGTACCAGTTACGGATGAATATGAAAATCTAATTTATAAGCATAGGATGTTGTCATGCTCTAAATGCGGGCATTATCCACTTGAAACAAGTATAGATTATTGCCGTAACTGTTTATCAAAACAACATTTTACTAAAAAGCAATTAGAGGAGTTTGAATGAAGAAGAAAAAGAAGAAAGAACCGCCATTAAAGACTAATAAATACCGTGGCGAGAAATGGTTTCCGCTGCTTGGTCATGAGAAAATGTATGAAATCAGTGACTATGGTAGATTAAAACAAATTCGTACTAGTTCAGGTCAACTAATAAAGATAATTCAAAAAGGTATAAAGTTAAAACGTGATGGACGAAAAGAATTGATTGTGAATGTTGTTAGTCCAAAGACTGGAATAGCAAACTATGTACCTTTGCGTTTTCTGATGGAAATGCAATTCTTTGATAGACAGTATGTAAAACCTATAGATGGTGATTACACCAATTTAAAATTATCTAATTTAGTCCTAGTTAAGATAAAAAAAGGACAGCAATAGCAAAGGAGTTACTATGAACACACTAGAAAATGTAAAACAATGGTTTATTGACCGTGATCTTGAAAACGGTGGACGATTAGATAAGCAGTCTTTAAAACTCAGTGAAGAGTTCGGTGAACTATGCGCTGGCTATCTCAAGAAGAATGAGAAAGTCATGAAAGACAGCATCGGAGACTGTGCAGTCGTTATTGTCGGTCTGGCCTTATTAATTAAGGAAGATGTGAATCAGATTTTTAAAGAGTCTGAGAATATCAGTAAGAAAGATGTACTTGATTGTTTCAACTTAATGAATGCTAATATCAGTGAATTTCAGTTATCTCAGAATCTTGCAAGTAAGGAAATGTGCAGACACAATCTGGTGCGATGTATTGGTTATCTAAAAAATCTTGGATATGACTTTGATGAATGTTTTGAAATGGCATACCAGGAAATTAAAGACCGTAAAGGTCGCTGGATTGATGGTTCATTCGTAAAAGATGAGGATTATTTCATTAGTGATAATGTAAATAAACCAAGCCATTACCAAGGCTCAAAAGGTCTTGAAAGTATTGAAGTGATTGATAATTTTATTGGTAACTTAATTGGTAAGGCTGCATGGTGTTGGGGAAATGCAATCAAGTATCTACTACGTTTCCAAAAGAAGAACGGTATTGAAGATTTGAAGAAAGCTAGAAAGAACCTTGATTGGTTGATTGAGGAGCAGAATCATGAGAATTAAGACAGCAAATGGCTCTATCGTCAATGTTAATAAAACAAAGCGTAGTATCACGATTGAAGGAATTGAGTTCGGATCAGATTGTCGTGCTTTGGTCTCTAAACATAGAGATGGTACAGGGACTATTACATTAGTCTTTGATGGAAAAGTTATTTAAAAATTCAATAGGCTTAGAAATATTACATGGCATAGAAAAGAGGTGAACGATGCCTTTCTTTCCTGATATTAATGAATCAAAAACAAAAGAAAATGCCAAGAGAATTCTGAGAGGATACCTTAGATGGAGAAGAGTGGCCAATGACATAGATGGACAGAAGGTAACAACAACCTACTCATTTATGCCACGGTCTCAATCTTCAGTCAGGATTAGCCAGGTTGAGAAATTAGCCATCCGAAAAGTTGATGCTGAACTTGAACTTGATGCGATTGAACAAGCAGTAAGTGGTCTACATGATCCCCTCTATCGTAGAATACTTTTTGAAAAATACCTTCAGTGGGATTGTAAGAAAGATGAAGCAATCTTAATGGATTTATCACTTTCAGAAAGTTCTTATTACGATATTTTAGACAGGGCCTTAATGGCATTTGCTGAATTATATCGCAATGGTGAACAGGTTGAAATTTTGGAATAAAAATGGAGTTTTCTTGGAGTTTTTTTGGAGTTTTCTTGGAGTAAATTTGGAGTAAGTTCGGAGTAAATATATAATTTAATGTGCTAAAATTATATTATGAAATAATTATGAAGGCAGGCACAACCTGCCTTTTGTTGTAGTTTGGAGGTGATATTGTGAGAAAAGTAGAACCTATTCGTGAACTTGATGACATTGAGCGAATGAAAGATTATTTGAAGTCAAAGAATGAGCGAAACTACGTTCTGATTATGTGTGGTCTGTACTCTGGAATGCGCATCAGCGATATCATACCTCTGCAGGTCAAACAAGTAACAGGTGATAGAATAGAAGTCGTCGAGAAGAAGACAGGAAAGGTCAAGCGATTTGCCATCAATCCAGAGTTAAGAAAGACTTTAAATCACTACATAAGAGAAAATAACCTTCAAGGGTATGACTATCTATTTCCGAGTAAGAAGAAAGTTAGGACAGATGGTGTGCGTATAGCGCATATCGGAAGAGTTGCAGCTTACCAAATATTAAAACAAGCTGCTGAACATGTTGGTCTGAAGAATATTGGAACACACTCGATGAGGAAATCATTTGGCTATCATCACTACAGACGAAATCAGAATGTAGCAATCTTGATGGAATTATTTAACCATTCATCACCTGACATAACACTTGATTATATTGGTATTAAACAAGATGAATTGGATGATTCAATGATGAATTTTAGTTATTAAACACCTATTTATTTAACACAATGAGAAAATGTAAATTAGTATTTAATAAAATTGATGTAAACATTTACTGGAATTGATTTTAGATGATGTTAGTTTTATTTAACAGAATATAAGATATGTTAAATATACGAGGGTGCCAGAGATTAAAAAACACCCCCCTCCTAGATTAAAAAAACACCCCCTCCTACATCATAGAATTCCACCCATACCCACTAAAAAGAAAGGCCCCTCCCATAAATGAATACCCCCCAAGAAAGACCAGACCGGAGTGGTCCTCACCGAGTCGCCTTTGAAAAGAATAAGAAGATTATTCTTAAGACAAGAAATACTTGTGGGATTTGTGGACTACCAGTAGACAAGTCATTGAAGTATCCACATCCTTTGTCACCAGTCATTGACCACATCATTCCAATTAATCGGAACGGTCATCCATCAGACATCAATAACCTACAGCTTGCGCACTGGCAGTGCAATAGACAGAAGTCTGACAAGCTTTATGCTGATGATAAAACAACAAGTAAAACTGTTGTTGGCAACAGGAACTTGCCACAATCAAGAGATTGGACAAAATATAAATCTTAATAAAATAAAATATAAAATAAAATACAAAATAAAATATAAAATTATTTTTTTTAAGAAAGATATAAATTAACAGAATACTAGATTTTTAAAAAAATGGAATGTATGAGGAAAGTCCTAGCTATGGATAGGGGGGTATCCCCCTCCCACTAGGCGCTCGAGGGCTTCACGCCGTCACTGTACATTTTTTTTCGCGCCAAATCATCACAATGAAAGGAGAACGGTTTGGAATTAAGAGGAATTGACTATCTCAGGAGGAAGTTGACTCTCTATCAGAGCAGAGTTAATCTGAGGTACAAGCATTATGCAATGCAAAACCATGAATCACCTACAGGAATCACAATTCCTGTATATATCAGGGTGAAATACCAAGCTGTCCTTGGTTGGGCTGCAAAGGGAGTTGATAGTCTTGCAGATCGTTTGATTTTCAGGGAATTTGCTAACGATGATTTTAATGTTACAGAAATCTTTGATCGTAACAATCCTGATATTTTTTTTGATAGTGCCATTTTAGCTGCTTTGATTGGTTCGTGTAGTTTCGTCTACATTTCGAAGGGTGAAGATGATGAGGTGAGGTTGCAAGTCATTGAATCAAGTAATGC